CCGCGTGCTTCCCCTCGCCCATGGCGTGAAGAACAGCGCGAGCCTCTTCTGGGGTCTTAGCCCAAACGATAGAACGCGAAGTCAGCGAGTCATCGCCAGCCGCGCCCTTGTAGCCGAAGAGTTCGGCTGCTGCCTGTGAGAAGTCCTTCTCAAACTCACCGCCGTTGACAGTCTGCCCACGGAACGCGGACTTAACTGCAACGCCAAGGTTTGGAAGACCATAAGTACCACGGTTAAATCCCGCAGCCTTGGTCGGAGCCGTTGGTCGGGCATCCTCGTCAACTGTATTAAGGCTCTTTACAGCCTTAGTAACAGCCTTAGCGACGAGAGACTCAACCTCATTCTCCGACAGGAAATCGTTGTCTGCCACGATTATTCTCCTATCAGTTGTGAACCCGAAAGTTCATTGCCTAAACGATGCTTTCGTCAGGTTGTCCGATGGAGCGTCAGCGTGAGCGTTCGCGTCTTCGGTCTCTCCGTCTAAGCGCCAGTCGCCCACATAGGCAACTGGCTAGAGGAGTGTAACAGAAGTTATGTCCGCTTTACGCGGAGGGTCTTGGGCATTCCCGGCACATCGTAGCCAGACATCCAGTCGTTAAATTTGTCCATGTCAATCTCCGCCTGAATCTCTTCTGGCGTTTCTCCCCTTAAGTCTGCCAAGAGGTTGAGGTGAAACTGCTTGTCTGGTTCTGAAGGACTAAATTCAGCGCGGCGAGCAAGTTCCTCTTCTACCGACCTGCCACTCAAAGGAATTTGACCATTTGGCATAGTTACAGGTTCTTTGGAGTTCCACTGGGAAGCCATGTGGAGGGCTGCGACAACCCGTTCGTTTGCTGACCTAGGGTCGGAAGCCTCAGAAACTAGCGTCTTTGCCAACTCCATGGTCTCGCCCGTAGCGCGGTACTCGCCCACTTTTCCAAACTTTTCCTGCCAAGCGCCACTAGAGCGGCGATTCTCTTCAACTCGGTTAGTGTCGCGCGCGCCCTTATCTTCCTTGTCCGATCCGCCCCCGCCCGTAGCCCAATTTCCATGCTCGGACTGGTCATGATCGCCGTGCTTCACCGAACGCTTGACCTTTAGGCTCTTTTTGCCGTAGTCGTGCGTCTCTAGCCACTCCTTGCCCTCGGCAACTGCGCGCAGAACTGCGGCGCTGTTGTGCCAGTTATTGTCCTCGTGAATGTCTGCGGCGGCTCGGTCGGACTCGGCTGAGGTTGCTGCCGTTGCGGATGTCCATGGGCGATTGTGCATGTCTCCACCCTGACCGCCAAGGGGGTCTTGCTCGTCAATCGCTTTCCAAAGACCAAGGGCTTGCATCAACTCTCCCGTTGTGCGGATACGATCTTCCTGATACGACAGTGTTGGCTTCGCGGTTCCTTCTTTGTATCCGTGATCAAACGCTTGTTTATCAGTCATCCCCGGTTCTGGCAATGCGGAAACATAGCCCGGTCGCGAAAGACCGCTCTTCTCGTAGGCTTTGTCAATTCCTTGCTTTGCCTCTGCTCGCGCTTCCTGAGCGTTGTGCTCTCTGCGCGCGTAGGCATCGTGAACCGTCTTATCCTTGTCTTCTCCCTTGTCCGATCCGCCGCCTGTAGCCCAGTTACCGTGCTCGGACTGGTCATGATCTCCATGCTTTGTCGCAAGTAGCGACTTCACATGTGCTGAAGCGGACTTGTTGCCGCGCACAATGTAAGCATTCGGGTTGGCTGGGTTTGGGGTCAGGCTCAACTCAACAAGCGCCCACTTAAGGATTTCGCCCGTCTTTGGAGCAACCTTGACAAGGTGACCCATGGTTCCAGAAGAGAAACCAAGCGCATCGTTGTCTACAAGTTCCTTAATCTCGTTGATGTACTCGGAGCGGGCATCCAACTGCGCGCGTACCCATACGCCGCCGTCGTCAATGCGCTTAACGCCCCAGCGACCAATGACCGCTGTGTCTACGGACGAATCAAGACCGTGCTGAAAGAGCAGCGGGCGCTGACCGTCGGGGATCAGGTCAAGGGCAAAGTCTGTCTTCTTGCTGAAGAACTGTCCGTGGAGGTCGCGACCCTTGATCGGTCCGCCAAAGGGTACGCCGTAACCCTCAATGACGATTCCGCCGTCTGCGGTTGCCGCAATCTTCAAGTGCTTCATGCCTGTACTCCCCTCAACCCTTGGTAGCCATCTTCTTCAACGCCATGAGCGATCTGCTTACTACTGTAGCGTCTCTTGACCCCTAGTTCAATAGCCTTTTTCTCCGCGTCTGTTACAGGGAATCCTACCATTGACGAAGCGTCTAGCGCACCACCAGCCACGAACTGCTTAATCTCTTGTCGCCCATAAAGCCTTGTCTCTCGGTCAAACCACGACATAATTGGCGGAGCATCCACCACATGATCCTCTTCTACGGCTGTTCCCTGTACGGGAACTTCTGTAATAGACACTGGGGTCTTGCCCGTTACGCCTTCCTTTGGCTGACCGCCAAGGAGCGGCGTGTCTCCCCATGATGTCGGAGCACCAAGACCAAAGTGAGCGCGCACCTCGTTAGGTGTGACCACGCTGCGATCCATCAACTGCGTCCAGAGCATAAGTTCTTCCTGTGGCGTTGGGCGCAAAGCCTCAATAGAGGAAACATCAAACTGCACGGTGAGGCGACCCGTTGTATCAAACTCGGTAGTAAGCCACGAATCAAGAATGTCGGCAATCCAGCCCAATTCATTCTTCAACCTGCGCCAGAAGACCTGCTCGGCATCGCGAACTGATCGGTATACGCCCGAATGCTCGTCGTCGCCAACTAGTTGCAAGGGGATTCCCATGGCAGAAGCGATTGCCATGCGGCTAATCTTTCGCGCGTTGAGGTACTGCGCGTCCTGTTCTGGGATTCCCAACTGCTGCCATTCCAACCCGCCGGGGAGAACCGCGCTCTTTCCTGCGTTCTTTGGTCCAGAGAGAGCCGCAAGAACCTTCTTAATTGCAGACTGGTCTTGCACGGTGAGGTCGCTATCCTTTGGCGCAACCCATGCGCCGACTGGTACGCCAAGATTTCGGAGCAACGCATTGGTGTGCTCGGATGCCATGACGCTTACCTCTACCTCTCGGCGGATTGCCGAAAGCGGCGATAGACCGCGCGTTGGGTCTACAAAGTTTCCCGGGAGGCGGAACGCCACAATGTCCTTTGCTGGGATAATTTCTGTTTCAGAATTCCTCGCCTTAGAGCCAGAGGGGTTGTACTCGTAGGCTTCAATCCATGTCTTGCCCATCTTTGGCGTAATGTCAATTGGTCTAATCAGGTACAACTCTTGTGGAGGTCCGCCCATTTTACCGCGCACCTTGCGGACATAGGCTTCTCCGTATACGGAAAGGCTGGCTACCAGCGTGCCTCGGAAATCCGATGCGGACATGCTGTACGGGTTAATGGTGTCTAGAAGTTTCTGGTACTCGGCTGCGTCTGCATCCTTTGCCAAGTCTGCTGGGATAAGATTGTTTTCTTGTCGGACATACACACGGAGGGGAACTGCCCCTGCGCTCATAGATTTCAATTTGATACAGGCGTTAAGGAACGGCTCGTCGGCTGCGGCTCGCGCCCAATCGCGAGGACCGCTGTAATCGCCCGATTGCGCGTCGGTCATGCCAAAGAATGCCATCCATGACGCAAGGGAGTCTTTCTTGCCGTGCTGAATGTAATTCGCTGGGTTTGCGAAGTCTGGCATCTTACGGTCAGCCATCAAGTCTCCTCGTTATCTAGCGGAAGCCCGCACTTCCAGCACCATTCATCTTCGTCGTCTGGGCTTATGAATGGTACTGCACAACGGCATTGCTTTGCTTTAATTACGCGATCATACCTGTGAACGCGCGCCTTGGCGGCGGCTGCATTGCTTGGCTCACCGCCATCACCATCGCGATAGCCGCGTCCACCTTCGCTGTTGTGCTGCCCCTTGGCTTCCTGATACGCCAACCTGCATCTCCTCTAGGCACAGCAACTGCTGCCATTACATGGCGCGTAAGCGCCACATTCGTCTTTGAATCGTAGCGCAATCGGCGGGTAACAATGGCTTGGAACAGGTCTGCGGTCATAGGAACCATGCGGCTATCGGTTTGGTTTGTCTCTACCATGGCAAGCCCCTCGCCCTCCAGCATCTGGGCGGACTCTCGGAATGACCACGGGTCGTAGCAGAATGCGGGTCCGGGGCGGGTTCTCCCGTCAATCTTGACCATTGGCGCGGGGAACCGATCCTTTAAGGTAACTAGATAGCGGCGGATTTCTTCAATGTCTACCTGCCAAGCCATGCCCATGGCGCTGTCCTTGGGGTATGGATTAACCCACACCTTAGATTCAACAATGATGTTGTCGCCCTGCTTCTGCGCGATAACAACAGCGGAAGCGTCACGGGTGATACCCACATCTATGCCGACGGCAACTGGCAGCGCGGGATCAAGGGCTACCCCCTCCTCCTCACACGCCTTCCATGCGCCCATCGGTAGCCACGATTCTTCGCCCGCATGCACCCATTGCCCTAGGTGTAGCCGTCGGAATTCGGATAGGCGGGTCGTTGGCTTAAACCGCTGCTGCTTGAGGTACTGGTCGGTAATCCATGGGGCTGGGTTGCTCTTGCGCCACACCTCTGGGCTATCGGCATCCGCATCCTCTGGCGCTCCGTAGTGATACAGGAGGAAGCCGTTCTCGGCATCGCGGGCGATTCGGCGGTAATAAGGCGCGCTCTGGAACTGCTGGTCGGGAGCCGTCTCAATGACGCGATTGTAGATTTGCCCAAGGATTTGGTCGGGGTCGTAGCCCGGGGTGCTGATGGCAATGGTGAGCGGCTCATCTCGCGCGCCTGAGCCAGAGGTAAGCGCGGTGTACAACTCGCCGTCCTGATGCGCCCACAACTCGTCCACGATTACGCAGGAGGGGTTAGAGCCGTGCTGGAGCCGACCGTCGGATGCCACCACCTTGATGAAGCCGCCTCCCTGCACATCTATGTGGTACTGCTTGGGAATGAGCAGCCCGCCTAACTCTGGGTTGTTAGCAATGAACGCCCGAATCTGGCGAAAGATGACCGCCGCCTGATCCTTGGAGGCAGCAGCCACAATC